TCCTGCGTTTGTGTATTTTCAATATCTACATCCATATTACCTCCACTACCAAGTGCCCCTATATGTGAATTTAGCAGCGACTGAGCTTCTTCCTCTGAGGTACTTGTACCGCCATTTACTGTCGTGGCGTTATTGCCTCCAAGCTGATCAATACTATTGTCTTGATTTTGAGTGACGTCATTGTTGTCTCCAACAATGGTAGACGTTTGATCGTTATTTTGATCTACTATTTGTGTTTGAGTATTCTCAACATTAGTGTTACCACTACCGCCGGTTGGGCTAGGTGTAGGTGTAGGCGTAGGTGTTGGAGTTGTGGTTGGAGTAGGTGTTGGAGTTGTGGTTGGAGTAGGTGTTGGAGTTGTGGTTGGAGTAGGTGTTGGAGTTTCTGGATTCTGTCCACCATTAGCCACCCAACTATCTAAACGCTCTTGTGCTCTATCGCCTATTGCCATACCGCTGGCATTAGCAGAAGCGGCGATATCCTCTCGTGACATCCCCTGCTTACGCATTGCCATCAATTCGCCTAAATTGACTGAATCTTTTTTATAAGTATCGTAATCGTAATCTGAAGCTTTCTCTATATCTTGAGAAGTTTTTGCTGTATGTATTGCTTTTCTTTGATCTGTTTTACCCCCAGCTTTATACTCCTTCATAGTTAAGCCAGAATCCGCCCGAGCCGCTCTCCTCTCTTTCGTAGACATTGCTGCCCTTCGTTCTGCTATCTTATCTTTATTTCTAGCCATCTTTTAAATTACATATCAAAACTATCACTATTGTAGTCAATTTGTAGATTACCTCTTCTTAGAAGTCCACCCATAGTTAAGACCATACTATCTACAGCATCATCGTGTGTTGTCTGTCCAAAGTTTAATAGCTCATCTTCAAGTACATCCCACTTACGCCACTTGTTCCATATCACTTTTTTGTTTTCAAATAATCCAAGCACACCGCGTAGTCTTGCTAGTTTATCTCCTTTAAACCCTTTTACTGGAGAGACACTCAAGTTATACAAAGCACGGTCTTCTAGTACAACACGTTTAAAGTCACCTTCAAATGAGTTCTGATACGCGACAGCTTCTGGCCATATCACACACGGAGACATTGTTGGGAAGAACTGACCATCGTCATTCTCTAGGAGAATGTTCCAATCAGCTAACATCTCACACATAATATCCATCTTCTCAATGTTGCCCATTGTTCGAGCACGTCTCTGGTCAATCAAGAAGATCTTTCCATCCTTGATTCCACCTAACGTAAATACTGTCCAGTCGTTCTTCTCACGTAATCCAGCACTAAGGTCAATTCCTACTCCTAAACAATCGTAGTCTTCTGGTACTTCTCCTCTAATGATTAGTTCTGGTGATATACCTACATCAGTTGAACGTACAGCAGTGTTTAGATACTGATATGCGAAAGCAATGCGATCCTCAGTCTTACGTTCGTTTAGGTATTTCATTGACCAGAACTCTGGCCAATACGATCGTTGCCTTCCGTCAGCGTCTGTAATTACAGCCTTCTGAACTATCTGCTTCCAATTGTTCTTGGGAGTAAAGAGAGTTGCGTGAATATCGTCAAAGTGGAAGCGGGTTCCCAAACATATAGCCCGAGCTCCTTGGAACATCGTTGGTGCGATAACGTTAGACCACGTCTGCTCCATCTCACGGCGAATGTCTGGGTTGTTGATCGAAGCGGCAGATTTGATAGGGTCATCAATAAGCACCAACTGCGATCGTTTAGAGGTGATTGCACCTTTGAGACCACCACACGCAATTGTGAAAGCTTCTTCACCTGCTGTATCAATTCCTGCAAAATCATAATCAATTGACCAATACTCGTCTGAACGTTTTATCTTCGAGAGTCTCACCATTGGAAAGATCTCTCTGTATTTATTACTCGTAAGGATGCCTTTAATCGTTGCTGACTTAGCACGACTAATATCAACCATATACGCAATATATAGTATACGTAACATTTTCTTAGCGGCGGTATGCCTACCAATCATCCACGCTGCGAATAACCCCAGAACTGTAGATTTAGCCGAACCACGTGGTGCAAGGATTGCTGTATTAGGGCCACCGATACCTAGTAGCACTTCACTATCTACACCAGTACATAGTTCTGTGTGCCACTCCATCATATGCTTGGCTGGAGCTTTACCCATATATACACAGAAGTCTTTAAAGTCGTCTCGTGCTCTTAGTACTTCTTCTGATGGTGGTTTGACAGTTACTTTGGTAGCCGTCATTAATGCTGATCTTCGATATGCTAATGCTGCGCTAGGTATTGCCATAAAGCCTTCTCTTTAGCTTTAGTCTAACTACCTCATAGATTGATTAGGATCATATCCGTATTGGTAAGCAGCATTGAAGCTCCTGCCTTTAGCTCTTCTATTATTCCTTCTTGAAGCAGCAGATCCGCTCTTGCCTGCTTGTTTTGTTCTAGGTTTAGCGTACCTTTCCATTTGCCTGCCTTTAGCTTTAGCAAGTGCTTTGCTTCGTTGTTGTTGCTGTCTGGAGATGTTAAAGGCTACTCCAATCTCAGCAGCATATTGCTCAGCTTCCATTCTTCTGACGTTAGTCATTGAACCAGCATCAGGTATGCCAGGCAACGCTTTTGCTAGTGTTCCTTGTAGACGTAGGCCGTTTGTCTTAGCATCAATAATCTCTGGAAGCTCTGCTAATTCTGGATTGGCTGGAGCGTTAGGACTACGGTATACCTCTCTGGGTATCTCCATAGGCCCTGTAACAGGAGCACCATAGAACATTAGTTTGTGATCTCGCTATATACCTTGGACCACACCGCATTCATTGCGTTATCGATTGGTTCAGCAAACTGTGGATCATCTTTAAAGATTGCTGTTAGCTCACGCATCACACGATCAGCACCAGCAAGGATAAGACCACGCTTGTCGGTAGTCTTATTCATACGATCTGACGTCTCAATATGAGAGCGTAGTTCTTTCTCTAGCGCAGCCAATCGGGCACATCCGTTATCACCCTTAATCTCTCCGGAGGTGATTGCCATTCGTAGCTCTTGTATATCGGAATGAAGAGCAGCAATTTCACTATTAAGGATTTCACGACGATTAAGCTTCTTATACTTCATCTTAATCCAACGACTCAAGTCATTGAATGTTCCCTCGTAGCCTACGATTCCGGCATATACCCAAATTTCAATAATGCTTGGAGTTACCTCAGCAAATTCTCTGAAGTCTTCTGACTCAGAAGCAGGTAAGCTATCTAACCACTGATCTACAGCAGTCAGATATACACGTCCTGTTGTTGTCTTTGTAGTAGTCATTAGAACGCCCTAGCAAGTGAACGGCTACGAGCTTGCTGACGATTCGATTTCTTAGCAGTCAGCTCGTCTTCTTTATCCATAGTCTTACGTCCTTCATCACCCGTCGTTTGAGTGTTCCTTACATCACGATCACTTTCAGCCCCAATCTTCTTGACGTCTACATCGCCTTGAGTTCCGATGCTTGCTCGATCTTGTTGGCCTTGAGTACTGATGTTGCCTTTCTCTCGTTCGCCTTGAGTACTCTGTTGTGTCGTGATTGACGCACGATCCGATGTACCTTGCTCACGGATGTTCTGTACTTCACGATCACCCTGTGCTGATTGCTGTGTTCGGATGTTCTCACGATCTTGAGCACCTTGAGCACCAATGTTTGCTTGTTCTCTAGCACCTTGCATCATCTGTTGCGTAGAGATATTCTGCCTATCTTCTGTACCTTGAGCACCAATGTTGCCTTGCTCACGAGCACCTTGCTCTCTTTGTTGGGTTGAGATATTTGCTCTGTCTTCTGTACCTTGAGCCCCAATCTTGGAAAGATCTACATTACCTTGAGTAGTAATGTTCTGTCTATCTTGTTGGCCTTGAGCACCAATGTTTAGACGTGATTGCTCACCTTTAGTAATTTCACCTAACCGGTTCTCTTGTCCTGTTGCAGTAATGTTCATACGATCTTGCTCACCTGTAGCAGCAAGCATTCCTGTATCACGATCAAACTGTTTATTGGCAAAATCATTTTGTAAATCGGCTTGGGCTTTCATTGAGTCCATACCGTATTTAAATTCCTCCTCACGTCCTACCGACTGATTCCTCATATCGAGGTCAGCTTGAGTACCCATCATATCTTTACTAATACCTGCTTGAGTATGAGCCATCTTCTCAGCTAGATCTGAGTCATAGCCTTTGCTGATCATATCTCCAGCAAGACCCATCTTATAACTGCGGCCTTCTGCGTCATTTTCGTCAGGCTCGTACTTATAGAAGTCATCCATTATTTGCTGGTAGTTATAAGTACCAGGATCTTTTGTTCCAGTTGTTCCTGCCACGTCGCTATTTGAATTACTACTATTACCAGTATAAGAGCTACTGTTTGGTGCAGGCACTCTGCCATTACCATTATCCGAATACGGAATATTTTTATCTTGAGATGTAGGCTGACCAGGGCCAGACTGGTGTCGATCGTCTATACCATCGCCATCACTATCTTTAAAATCCGCTGTATATGACATGTTTGGGTCACGATCAATACGTGATCCATACTCACTACTACTGCTTCCACCGGTATTAGCAGGGTTGCCGTAGAATTTATCCATCGCATTTATTCCTGCGTTGGGGTCATCAGCTTGTGTTCTGCTTTCTCCACTCCAGCTATATGGTGAGGGCATACTGCCTCCTGTTTTCCCGTAATTCAAGCCACCAGGGGATAAACTGTTGTACATCATATTTGGATCACGGCCTAGGTCATTCTCCTTAGTGCTCGGGTCGCTAATATTTCTAGCCATCGTTTATTTCAGACGCATTTCTTACATTCTACAAAAGTTAGAATGGTTGAAAGACTGATACTTAGATATGCGTTTTAATTCAGTAAAAGGCAGCGACTACTCTTCAGGCGCTAGAGCTGTTAATAGAAACGCTGATGCGGCGTTTGATGCGTCACGTAGATCTAGCTTTGATTTCACTGGTGTATCTATTGCAGCGCAGCAAGGTAGATCTAAAATGCGTCAGGCTGCTGACAGCGCACAAGGTAATAAAGATGTTGCCAATATTAGAAAACAGGCTAGTGAAGATGTCGCCAAAGTTATTAAGAAAAGTTCAGATAAAGTCGCTGATATTAAACGTCCAGCTCAACGTATGGCAGGTATTGTTGGTGGCTTAGGTGTACTAAGTCAAGGAGCTATGCTCTACAAAGGCATTAAAGATGACAAGGCTGCTGATGCTAAACGTGAAGCTAGATACGATCAGCAAGAGAAAAATTTCCAAGCTTTGATTACAGCTCAACAGAGCCGTGCTCCTTTTGTTCCAGGTACTGCACCTGTAACACCAGCGCCTGAAGAAATCCCTATCCCTACTCCACAAACAGGCAATACTTCGCATAAACCTAATAACACTGGTTTGCAACATATGCAAGCAGCTATTGCTAATGGCTATAGTCCTGTTGGCGCTGCTACTCTTGCAGGACAAACCCACTATGAATCAGATGGTTTCCGTGCTCTAGAAGAATACGAACCAAATGATTATGGTACTAAAGGATATGGACATTTACAGTGGACTAATATCCCAGGAGGTTCGCAGCGTCGTACTGCGTTTGAAGACTATGCAAGTAACTCTGGATTGAAGCCCTCATCCTTTGCAGCTAACTCAGGTTACTTACTGCACGAAATGCGTAATGTACCTAGCAGCTGGACTGGAGGTAGAAGCTTTGATGGATTTAGTGGTATTACCGATTTAGATGAAGCATCTGATTATTTACGTGATGGTTTTATTAGACCACGGCCTGGCTCTGAGCAAGCTCGTAGGGACCTAGGACACGCATATTTAGATTATTACAACAACAGTCTTAAGAACTAATTACTGAAAAGCTCCACCTAGTCCCTGTAGACCTTTCATCAGTTGCAGAATCATCAACTGACGCTCTTTGCGTGAATCACGATCTCTGTTGTACTCACGATCATCTCTTCGTTCTCCAGAGCTCATTTCTGCTAGTTGTAGCTGCAGAGATCTGTCTGAATTAGAGTTCTCCATATCAAATGCTGCACGCCTTGTTGCTTCTTTTTCAGCAAACGTTCTCTGTGCTGCAGCGTCTTTGATTTTCCACTCATTCATTCCTTGATTTCTTTGAGCAATAGTGGAGTTTAGATTGTAGTTATCCCTACTAAGCGCAGCTGCGGCAGTATTGTTAAGTCTTTGCTCCTTACTATTTTTGAGCTGATCGTTATGTAGCACTATAGCTCTATCTCTTTCAGGTTTATTAATCTCAGCTTGTAGTGCAGAGGTGGCACTTAGAATTTGAGTTGATGTGGGATTATCCCCCAATGCAGCAAAGGCTTGAGGACCTCCGTCTATATTTAATAATGCATCTCTATTCGTAATGACTTTTTCAAGCTGCAGTGAGTTTGCCGTTAATGTCGAGCTGTTTACATTTGTATCGAATTCAACTGGTGCAAATCCTTCAGATGTACGTCTAGCATTCAAAGGAATCAATTGTTTCTTTAAGCTTTTTTGTCGCCAAGTCTCATATGCTAATTGCAGCTCTTCTTGGCTACGACCGATTAATCTATCATTCCAGGTTTGTTTTACAACGCCATCTTCAATTAACCCTTCATTAAATCGTTGTTCCCAATTAATAGCCTTCTTATTTTTTAATGGGTCAGCACCGAAAACAGAGTTTATGTTATCTCTGAAATCACGATGATCAGATGATGCATCCCTGATCTCTTTCAGGGTTTGGCTCGTATCACCTATATAAATATTAGTGTCTTGTGTAATAGGTACTGGTGACATCAGATCAATCCTCGTTGTTGTAGTAGTGCAAGAGCTTGTTCAAGTTCACGTTCTTTAGGAGACTTACCTCCACCAAACAAGAATTGAGTACCGTCACTTACCATTTTACCAGCTGCAATTCCTATTCCAGTTCCAACTACAGGTACAGCAGATCCAAGGAACCCGCCTGCTGTCATAAATGCAGCATCCATACCTTTATTAGCTAAACTCTCATCACCCAATACAAGGTCTCCGGCTGCCATTGCGGCACCCACAGGACCTGCCCACTTGAGTCCGGCTGCCATCGCTGGGTGACGTAAAGCTTGCATTGCTAAACGACCATTACGGGCTGCAACTGTTGGAGCTGCGCCAAACATTTTGCTACCTGACTGAACACCTTGTGCAATAGCTTTAGTCTGACTTCTACCTAATTCGGTAAGACCAAGGGCTGCATCTGTAGCTCCTCCAACAGTACCAGCAGTTTGACGTAAACGTCTCATAGGTCCTGTAGAAGTCCTTGCATTATTAGCAGCTTCTTTGAAAGGTCGAGTGGCTCTTGACCCATAACCAGATGCTTGACCTGATGGTCCATCTGGAAGCATCTGTTTAGTTACTGGATCCATACCCAGTGACTTATAAATATCATTCGGATCGAGAATAGTTCCTGATT